CGTACTCGATCCACTTGCAGCGGGAGTGGTCGTCCACAACAGCGGTAGCCCACAGGCCGTAGGGCTCCACGTCACGCTTGCGGGCGTAGGCTGGGGTCCGGACGGCAAGGAGCCAATCGCCGTCGGGACGCCGTCCCAGGACGCGGAAGTATTTGGATTGGGACGAGTCCACATGGTGAAGCTGGTTGGAGCGCTGGGCTTGGAAACGCTGGTAAACGCGGACGGGGCCGCTGAATCCGGCGGAGCGGGCGTGGCGCTCGAAAGCGGAACGCGACAGGGCGCCTGGGGCGATGTGGCCGTTGGTCTCGGCGATGGCGATGGCCGCCGCGGTGGTCAGGGCGCGGCCGTTGAGCGTGTCCGCGGCCGCGGCCTTGATGGCGGCCACGGCGCGCACGGCGTCGAGGCTGACTTTGCGGGGCTGGCCCGCGTCGGCGCGGCGGAGGCGGCGGCGGCGGCCCTGGAACCGGCGCAGCGCGGAGTAGACGGCGCCGGGCGAGACGCCCATGCGGGAGGCGGCGTCTTCGATCAGGGCGCGCCGCCCGCCCCACGGGGCGTCGGACAGGCGGCGCGCGATGTCGGCGATGACGGGTTATGTGAGCATTGGGCTTGATCCAGGACGGAAAACCACGAAGAACACGAAGGGCACGAAGAACGGCGACGGCGAAAGGCGAATCAGCCACAGATGAACACAGATGAACGGGGATGGGGCGAACGGCGGCGGCGTAACCACGAAGAACACGAAGGGCACGAAGAACGGAAAGGAAGGGGCGAACGGCAACGGCGAACGGCGAAACCACTTATCTCCGCTCATCTGCGCTTATGCCGCTCGCTGTTCCATTAGCGTTCATTAGCGAAGATTAGTGGTTCCCGCCGTTTTTCACGGTTCAGACGTCGCCGAGCTTTTCGATGTAGGAGGCGCGGACGGACTGAATCTGGCCGCGCAGCACGCCCCAGACCTTTTCGGCGTGGGCCATGGCTAGAGGGTTGTCGAAGTCCACGTCCGCGATCTGCTCAAAGGCCTCGCAGAGCTTGTTCTGCATCCGGTTGAACCGGTCGGCGATCTCCGCGTCATCCGCGGTCTTGTAGCCCTGGCGGGCCTGGCTGAGCTCGGCCGTGAGCTTCTTGACAACTTCCTGCTGCTCGATGACCTTGGCCGCGGCCCTCTTGCGCTTGTCGTCCGCCTCGGCGGCGCGGGCTTCGGCGTCTTTGGCCGCGGCCTGGGCCTTGCGCCTGGCTTGCTCGCTGTCCACAAGGTTGCTCACCAGGGCGTTGATGACCTCCTTGGGGTTCTTGTCCGACGCGATCAGGGACTTCACCTCCCGGCTCAGTTCCTCCGGCCCGTCCCCGATCATGCGGATGTCGCGCCAAGACATGCCGATTTCGCGTAGCCGGGATACCGATTCGTGGCCGAGCGCCGCGAGCGACTTCATGGCCTGAATGTGCGTAACGTGCGACATGTGCAGCAGTTGGAAGAAGGCTTTCCGGGGTTCATCATCAGTCTGAGCTTCCGCAGACCGGTATTCTGGAGTACCGATTTTGGCTGCTTTGACCACCTCCTTGTAGGCGCCGGATTCAAGCATTTCCTCGATGCGGAGATGGTCCTCGATCTCCGATCTGCGGCGATCCACTTCGCCGCGCATGAGGAAGCCGGCGACCATGGCGGCCTTGAACTCGGGGGCGACGCGGAGAGGGGGTTGCTGCTGAACGAGGGCGGGGGTAGAGTCTTTGGACACGGGAGGCTCCTTAGAAAAGAGGTCAGAGGCCAGAGGTCAGAGGACAGAAACGGCGGGGTGAACCACGAAGGGCACGAAGAGCACGGAGGACGGAGAGGAGAAAGGAGACGGGGATGGACGAGAAGACAGCGAACGAACAAGCGGACGCGATGGCGGAAGCGGCGTTTAGCGAGGTCCTGCGGGCCATTGAGCTTGCGCGGCCAAGAACTGAGGCGCAAACGGCGCCAGCGGATTCGACACGGTTCTTCCTTGCGGGCGCGCTGGTGGCCTGGTTCTTTGGGAAACAGCAGGCCAAGACCTTGCTTGCGACGCTCATGAGCGGGTCAGTCGCGTACATGGAAGCGCCAATCCTGGATCAAATCCTCAACCCGAAAACGCTGGACCATCTGCTGGCGCAGATCAAACGGCGAAAGTCCGAACCGGATACTCGACGCCGTTGAGCACGGCGACCCATTTGTCACCGCGCCGCTCAACGGTAACCGTGGGCGTGCGTTCGTGAATGAGGCGCGGCGTCTCCTCGACAGCCGCCTGCATGTTCTGCTCGCGCATCTTTGCTTCGTGGGTCAAGAGTAGATCCATCAGCGCGTTGACGACGGCCTTGGGCGTCCGGAACATCCTGCGGGTGGCGCGTTGTTCGGCGGTCATGGGGGAGTCCTTTCAATGTAGGGGCGACCCGGCGGGTCGCCCGTGCCTACCAGAGGCGCTTGCGGGGGGAGGGACGGGCCGGGCAGGCGCCCCCGCGAAGCGCACAACCCGAGAGTTGGACGAACCCGACGCCGGGGATGCGGAGACCGCCGCGTTCCTGGGCGAGACGGTAAAGGTCGAGGGTGAGTTCGACGTGGTTGCGGCAGGCGGCGGTGACGGCTTCGTGGAAGCCCTGGCGCCAGAGGCGGGGCAGGTCGGCGCTGTCCGGGCCTTCTTTGCCGCGGCCGAGGTTGGCAAGGGCGATTTCGTCCAGGTGGCGGCGCTGGCCCGTGGCTTTGTGGACGAGGGCGCAGAGGTCGGCGTTGCGGCGCTGGGTGATGTTGTGGCACAGGCCGCGAAGGACGGCGTAGTCGAAGGCGACGTGGTTCCAGCCGATGACCAGGGGGGCGGCGTTGAGGAGATCGGCGAGGGCGGAGAGACCGGCGCCGGCGGGCTCACGCGGAGAACGCGGAGACGCGGAGGGGGAAGAAACGGCAACGGCGGGAACGGCGCCGTAGAACGTGCGGAAGACGGGAGTGGACCCCAGCGCGGCCGCCACGGCGACGGAGACGCCCATGCGGGAGACGGCGCCCCAGCCGCCGACCTCGTCGGGACCGTGAAGGACCTCGAGGTCGAAGACAACGGCGGGGGGAACCACTGAGGGCACGGAGGGCACGGAGGACGGCGAGGCTGGGGAAACGTCAACGGCGGGCTCACGCGGAGGACGCGGAGACGCGGAGGGCAAAACGGCAACGGCGGGCTCACGCGAAGACGCGAAGGGCGGAGGGACAGAGGAAACGACGGCTGCCAGCCCTGCACCGTTCGCCGTTTCTGACTTCTGACATCTGATCTCTGGCCTCTCGCCGTTCATGCCTGGGGCTCCACGCAGCCGAAGATCACGGTGTCGCCGTCGAGGTGGATGCGCTGGCCGTGGACGTGCATGGTCTGGCCGGTGAGCAAGGTGAGCCGGCCGAGGATGCGCAGGCCGCAGACGGGGCAGGGGAGAACGGGAACGGCAGAGTTCAGAGGCCGTCCTTCGTGCTCTTCGTGCCCTTCGTGGTTTGCCTTGCCGTCGCCGTTCTCCGCGTTCTCCGCGTCTCCGCGTGAGCCTTCCGTTGTCCGTCTTTGCGTCTCGACCGCGCCGGCGCGCTGGCGCAGTTCGGCGATGGTGTCCATAGCGTTCACAGTTCGCCCTCCTCGATGGCGCTGGCGAGAAGATCGAGTTCGGTCTCGACCTCTCCCAAGTGGGCAAGGGTCTTGGTGGCGTTGGGCTCGGTCTGGCGGGTGAACTCGGCCACGGCCGCGATGATCTCGGACGCGCTTTCGAGGCAGAGCTGCGCATCGCTGGCGTCCTTGACCTGGAACTGGCCGCCTTTCACGAGCAGGCCGATCAGCAGCTTGAGCTTTTCGCCGTGGGTCACAGGTTGACTCCTTGGCTGGCGGGTGGGATAGTGGCGGCGGAGAAGAGACAGAAGGAGAAGCGCATGTCCGAACCCAGCATGGCTGCAATGGACGTTGTGAAGGCGGCCCACGAAATGGCGCTTGAAGCGCTGGCTCCTGGCGCCGTTGCGCGGGCGCTCGACTCGGCGGCCCGCATAAGGCCGCTCGGACCGACGGACAGAAAACTGCTGGAAGCCGCTGTCATGGCTGCGCTCGAGGGGGGAGAATGGTTTCTGACGACGATTGTGACGTCTCTGTTGGTGGATTGCCTGAAAGGTCCACTTGAAAGCCGAACCGCTCAGGCCAGGGCCTTGTTAGCACGCGTCGCAAGGCAAGTTGAAACTCTTCGGGCTGAGGCATCCTCACGTCCCCAATGAGCCGGCTCATCCGCTCAATCGCTGATCTGAACTCTGATCTCTGACCGCTGATCTCTGCCGTACTCACGCGCTCACCCTCCTATCCAATCTCCTTGCCAAGAAGCGCGCGCCGACCTTGTGGAAGGCGGCGTCGCCGAAGAGCGCCTCGACCGACAAGCCCGCCACGCGGGCGACGGCCTGCTGAATGTGGGGGGTGTGGCGCTGCTCGCGGAAGATGCGGCTGACGTCCATCTTGTGGCAGCCGATGACCTCGGCGATGGCGGAAAAGTTGGGCAGGCTGCCGAATTCCTCCTTCCACCGTTGAATGGTGTGGGTGATGGAGCGGCCACTACGGATGGGGAGTTCAAGCGCCGCCTGGGCTCCTTCCCCTGTCCGTCGTCTCTGAAAGCTGCTTGACATGTCCGTCTCCGTAGGGTAGCGTTAGGTTACATTCAACCGTGTACGCAATAGAGTGTACCCCCTAGTGAACACTATGTCAAGCGAAAAATCCACAAAAGCGCACACAGCCCGCGATTCGTGCCCAATCGCGAACAGGCTGCGCGAATTGCGGCTTAAAATGGCCGAAAAGTGGCCCGATTGTCAGAGCGCCAGGGGGTATACGGGGCGCGTTGGTGTCCGAAATTCGACCTATGCCTCCTGGGAAAAGGGCGAAAAGGACCCGTCTTGGATTGGCGTGTCCGCAATAGTGCGCGCCACGGGGTGTAATTCACACTGGCTCTTGACTGGCGAAGGCGAGATGTTCGCTGGTGAAGGGGGAGGCCGCAGTGGCGAGGCGGCGCCTCGCCCGGACAGCGTGGCGGAAGCCCCGCATCCTGCGCCAGACCCAAAGCAAGAAGCCCTATGCAGCTTGTCTCGCGTTCGCGAAATCCTTGAAGACTTGGACCTGGGGCTGGCCAGAAGGGAGGCGGCCCCATCGCCCGTGTTCAAGATCGTGGCTGGGCCTGTGGACAAGAAGACGCTGCGGGAGATCGAGACCGAAGGGGACGTGATCCGCGTGGTACCGATCCTGGACGGACGGATCGCGGCGGGCCAGCCGCGCATGGTGTGGGAGCAGGAGCGGACCGGATACGCCTATTGCTACGCGGGCGCCGTTCCCCACCCCGAGGCCACCTCCTGCGTGCGCGTGGCCGGCGACAGCATGGCGCCGGTCATCCCGTCCGGCGCCCTTGTCGCCATTGACCACACCCTGCGCAACCCAGCGGACATGTGCACGCGCCGGCGGAAGCATCCCATCGCGGCCGTGCGCGGCGAAGACGGGGGATGCGTTATTCGCAACATCAGCCTGTACGATCACATGCTGGTGTGCAGGCCGGAGAACCCTGGGGATGACCACCCGGAACTGAAGTTCGACCTGAAGATTCAGGACAATCCCATCATCGGGCAGGTGATTTGGTGGTGGGTGAGCGAGTTGTAGGGCAGGGCGAAGGACGGACACGGACGGGCACGGACGGACACACGGACGCGGGGCAAGCGGGGCAACGTCCCTTCGACAGGCTCAGGGCAGGCGGGGCAACACCCAAGGGACGGAAAGGACGGAAGAGACGGAAGGACGGCGAACGGGGCAAACCACGAAGGGCACGAAGAGCACGAAGGACGGATGGGGCGGGGCAGAGGCGATGGATTTGATTGACCTGATGGACCGGATTGACGAGTGGGGGTGAGGCTTGGGGCACGGGGCGGTTTTTCAGGCGTTGCATGTTTTCTGGACGGTTCGGGGCTGGGGCGGGAGACTGTATAACGGCAGGCTGAAGGACCGGAGAGGCTGAAGGCAGAAGGTACGGCCACGAAGCCCCAGAACCCCAAGCCCCAGAACCCGGCCGTCCAATCCGTTCCCAAGCCCCAGAACCCCAGGCCCCAGAACCCCCATGGACGACAACACCAGGCTCCTCCTGGACGCGATCAATGCGACGCGTGGCGACGTGAGGGCGATCAACACGCGCCTGGACAGGGCGATGCGCCACGTGGCGCGAACCGACCAGCGGCTGGCCAAGGTGGAGACGCGCGTGAGCGCGTGCGAGCGCGGGGGCGCGGCGCAGGAGCGCAGGACGTGGGCCGTGGCGCGGGCGATTGGCGCGGTGATCGTGACGCTGGGCGGGTGGGCGGTGGCGCTGTGGCCGAAGAAATAGGCTTCTCGGACTTCGGACTTCGGAACGGCGGAACGGACACAAAGCCCCAAGAGCCCAAGCCCCAAAACCCCGCCGTTGTGGCCCCAAGCCCCAGAACCCCAAAGGAGCAGCATGAGCGCGGTTTATCAGAGCGACGTGGGGCGGGCGGTGGCGGCGGCGCTGGACACGGCGGAGGCGTTTGGCCAGGCCGCGGTGGCGGCGGTGTTGGGGGAGATTGAGGCGCGGCTGGGGGCGGGGGATGAGGTGGTGTTGCGGGGGTTTGGGACCTTCCACCTGAAGCGGGTGGGGGCGAAGCGGCTGCGGCTGCCGGGAGGGAAGACGGTGGACGTGCCGGCGGGGACGTGCCCGGCGTGGCGGCCGGCGGAAGCGTTGAAAAAACGGATGATGGAGGGGTTTTCGGGTTCTGGGGATTCGGGCTTCGGAACGGCCCCCAAGGTCCCAGACCCCGCCGTTGATTCCGTTTCCAAGCCCCAAGACCCCCAGTCCGAGACCCCCTCACGGAGTTGACCGATGGCCAAGAGCTTGAACTGCCGGGTGAGCGCGAAGTATCGGGGGATGCTGGGGGACATGGCGGCGCTGTTCGTGGAGGAGGGGGAGAGCGTGGCGCCGGCGGCGCGGAGGATTCGCGAAGAGCTGGAGGCGACGCTGGACGAGGCGACGCTGGCGCGGTGGGCGGCGCGCTGCGCGGAGTTCAAGGCGGCGGTGGCCGCGGCGCGGGTGGACGCGGCGAACGCGAAGCGCAGCGACCCGGTTGTGCGCGGCAGCCGGGACATTGCGTGGCTGCAAGAGACCCTGGCCGCGTTGCAGAAGCGGCACAAGGAAGGCGGCGACCCGGACGGCGACCGGGCCAAGTTTTTGCGGCAGATTCTGGAGATTGAGGACGAAATCCGGGCTCAGGAGAGGCATTTGGCGGACCTGGCGGACAGGGCCGCGCGGCGCGACTTTGCCCGGTTCGTCCGCAACCTGGTGGAGTGGGCCAAGGTGAACCATCCGCGGCAGGCGGATGTGATCGTGAGCTTTCTGCGCGCGGCGATGAAGAGCCTTGGGAGCATCGTAGCGGGGAAGACGGCGGAAGGATAGGGAAACCACGAAGAACACGAAGGGCACGAAGAACGGCGGAATGGGGGAAACGGCAACGGCGGACGGCGGGCTCACGCGGAGACGCGAAGGCGCGAAGAACGGCGACGGCAAAAGGGCCACAGATGAACACGGATGAACGGGGATCAACGGGAACGGCGGGGTTTTGGGGCTTGGGGTATTGGGGCTTCGTGTCCGTTCCCAAGCCCGAAGCCCGAAAACCCGTCCTTTCCCGCCGTTGCCTTTGAGGGTTGAGGAATGATCGGGCGGAGCGAGATTGAGCGGGCGGCGGCGGGCGGGATGGAGGCGCTCGCGGCCTGGGAGAAAGACCTTGGCGCGCCCAAGGGCCAGGCCGCGGCGTTGACGCCGTGGGAGCAATGGGAGGCGGCGCTGCGGCGCAAGATGGAGTTTGCGCTCGTTCATCACCGGACCCACCGCAACCGGCCGCTGGACCTTTCGCAGAAGTGGCTGCGGGAGATCTACGAAGACAGCCACCGCCACCTCGTGATTCCGAAGTCGGTGAAGTGCGGGATTTCGGAATACCTCGTCGTGCGCGAGTTCGCGGAGGCGGCCGTGGGGCGAAGCGTGGCGCACGTGCTGCCCGACCACACGCTGCGGCCGCGCTTCGTGGCGGAGCGCATTGACAAGCCGATGCGCGGCGTGCCGGCGTACCGCGAGCTGGCGACCATCGCGGCGGGCCAGGCGGACAACCGGACGTTCAAGATGTTCGGGGACGGGACCCTGTTCTTCTTGGGCAGCAACACGGCCACGCCGTTCTTCGAGCTGGTCGCGGACACGGCGATTGTGGACGAGAAGGACAAGTGCAACCAGGAGAACCTGGTGTTTCTGAAGGACCGCATGAGCGCGGAGGGGACCGTGACCGCGTGGGTGGAGGTGGGCAACCCGACGCATCCGGATTACGGGATCAGCGCGGACTATGCGGCGAGCGACCAGGGGGAATGGCAGGTCCATTGCCCGAGCTGCAAGACAGCGGAGCGGTGGCGGCGTGTGGACTGGTTCACGCACGTCGTGGAGGTGGAGCGGGACGACGAGGGGGTGATTACCAGTCACCGGCTGCGGGACGGGCTGTGGACGCCGGAGCTGGGGCGGCCCCTTCGCGCCATCTGCCCTGGCTGCGGGCAGCCGGTGGATCACCTGGGCAAGGGGCGGTGGGCGTTCGTGTCGCCGGGGGCGGAACTGCGCGGGTATCAGGTGTCGAAGCTGATGACGCGGCAGGCCACGCTGGAGGAGCTTTACGCTGCGTTCGTGGCGGGGCTGGGGGACGCGGCGGAGATGGCGCGGTTCATCAACAACGACCTGGGGCTTCCGCATTCGCCGCCGGGGTCTTCGCTGAGCGAGGCGCTGCTGGACGCCTGCCGCCATGATTTTGGGCAGAGCGAGACAGCCACAGGGCCGTGCACCATGGGCGTGGACGTGGGCGGCGTGCTGGACATCCGAATCAGCGACAGCCCGGAAAAGGAGGTAAGGCGGAGCCGGTGGATTGGACGGGCGCCGCTGAAGGTGGAGGAGGTCACGGAGCGGCTGAAGCGATACAACGTGCGCTGCTGCGTGATGGACGCGATGCCGGAGACGCACTTTTGCCGGGAGGTGTTGCGGGCGCTGGGGCCGGCGGGCGTGAAGCGGCACGGGGTGTGGCTGTGCCGGTTCGCGGCGGGCGATGACGTGAAAGAGCCGCGCAAGGACGCGGACGAGCGGGTGGTGACCGTGGACCGGACGCAGATTTTCGACGCGGCCACGGAGCGCATCCGGCGGCGGCTGAACTGGCTGCCGCGCCAGGCGCGGGAGCTGCTGAAGGGCGCGTACTACGCCATGATGCAGGCGCCCAAGCGCGTTCAGGAGGAGGACGCGCGGGGGAACGTGCGCTACGTTTGGACCAAGGGGGTGGACCACGCGCGGCTGGCGGATGTCTATGACGAACTGGCGTTTCGGCTGGGCGGGCGGACGCTGCGTCCGGGCGGCGGCGGCGGGCCGCTGTGGGCGGAGGGGGAAGGAATGGCATGGTGAGGAACGGACGGGCTTCGGGCTTGGGAACGGATGAACGGCGGAGGGGGGAGACGGCGACGGCGAGGCAACTGGGGAAGGACGGAAGGGACGGAAGGACGGAAGGACAGAAGGACGGCAAAGACGAAGGCCCTGGCAAGGAATGTGGGAACCAACGCGGAGTTGAGGGATGGCTAAGACGGCGAAGGAACGGAAGCCGGACGTGAGGGAGTTAACGGCGCGGAGCGGGGACGAGGAGAACCTGCCGGCGGCCGTCATGGAATGGGAAGTCCGGGACCGGATGGCCAACCTCGCGCGCATGGCCGAGGATCCGCAGATTGGCCTGGGCTTGGAACTCGTGAAGGCCCCCCTTTACGGCGCGGCCTGGACCGTGGAATGCGAAAGCGATGAGATCGCCGAGTTCCTCACCGCGGAGATGAAGCGCCTCTGGCGTGGCGCGCTGCGCACGTGCCTGGCGGCCGTGGAGTTCGGTTTCAGCCCGCACGAGAAGCTGTGGGAGATCGGCGAGGACGGCCGGGCGCGCGTCAAACAACTCAAAGACCTGGACCCCAAGCGGACGGTGATCCTGCGCGACGAGAGCGGCCAGTTCGCGGGGGTCAGGCACGGCGACGCCGTTGTGCCCGCGGAGAAGTGCCTGATCTTTTCGCATTGGAAACGGTGGGGCAATCTCTACGGCACGCCCCGGACCCGGCGGGTGCAGCAATACTGGCTGTGGGGCAAGAACGTTTACGAACTGATGAACCGGTACCTGCACCGCCGCGCCATCCCGCCCATTGTGGGCTACGGGCCAAACGAGATGCGCCAGGGGGACAATGGGGTGGAGGAGAACGCGCTCAAGACCATGATGCAGGCCCTGCGCGCGCTCAAGAGCGCGGGCATCGTGACGCTGCCCGCGGAGTATGGCGACGATGGCAAGCCCCTGTGGAGCGTGAGCCTGCTGGCTGACACGGAGCAGCGCGCGGCGGACTTTCTCAAGGCCATCGAGCACTACGAGACCATGAAACTCCGCGGCATGCTCGTGCCCGACCGCGTGGCCACCCAGGGCGCCACGGGCGCGTACAGCGTGGCCGAGGCGCACACGGAAACCTTCCTCATGCTCGAGGATCAGCTCCTATTCGACCTGCTGGACACGTTCAACACGTACCTGCTCCCGCAGATGGTCCTGTTCAACTTCGGACCCGGCGCCCCGCCGGCGCGCATGACGAGCGACGGGCTCAACCGCGAGACCCGCACGGTGATGCGGGAGCTGGTGGAAAAGCTGCTCGCCAACAGCCTGACCGGCGAACTCGTGCACGATGCCGTGGACGTGATCCAGGTCCTGAAGGGCGCGGGCGCGCCCGTGGTGGACGACGAGGAGCGCGAACAGCGGGCGGCGGAGCGCAAGGAGGGGGCGGAACGGCAGAGGTCAGGAGTCGGCAACGGCGGCGGGCGGGACGCCCGCGCTCCGGCGTGGGACCCTTCGACAGGCTCAGGGCGGGCGGCGCTGGAGCTGGCCGCGGGGGCCAAGGACGAGCGCGTGGCCGTGGCCGAGGCCGGCGCGGCGGAAGCGGCGGAGTGGTTTGAGGGGCTGCTGGGGAGGGTACGAAAAAACTGACGGAGCCGCCCGCTTCCGTGGAGGAGGTCGAGGCGGCGCTGGAGGAGGGGTTTGAGGGCGAGGAAGACGGCCTGGGGGAGGTCCTGGCCGCGGCGCTGTTGGCGGGGTACATGAGGGGGGCGTTGAACGTTGCGCGCAGGCTGCCGCTGGCTGTGAGGGCGCGGGGGTCCGCCCTTCAAGTCCACGCGGTTGCCGTTCCCCCCCATTCGCCGTTCTCGCTTGCCGTTCCCAAGCCCCAAAACCCCATCTTCGACCCTGACGCGGCCGCCAAGGTCCTGCTCCAAAAGAAGGTCATGTCCAAGAAGCGGTTTGAGGAGGTGGAGGCTGGCTACAAACGCTTCGCCTTCACCGTGGCCCGCGTGGAAAGCCAGCGCCTCCGAACCCAGGTCCGGGACACGCTGGCGGAGGCGGTGGGCAAGGGGCTCAACCGGGAGGAATGGGGCGCCGAGGTCGAAAAGGCGTTTGCCGCGGCCGGGGCCACGCGGCTGGAGAAGTGGCATCTGGACACGGTGTTTGAGACGAACGTGATGAGCGCGTACAGCGCGGCGAACTGGGACATGCTGCATCATCCGGATGTGGCGGGGTTGTTTCCGCTGCTGCGGGTGAACACGGTGGCGGACCCGAGGCGGTCGCCGATCTGCGCGGCGCTGGAGGGGGTGACGCTGCCGGCGGATGATCCGTGGTGGCGGACGCACTGGCCGCCGTTTCACTTTCGCTGCCGGACGACGGTGGACGCGCTGGATGTGGAGGAGGCGGCGGGGGCGAAGGTTGTGCCGCCGCCGGAGGGGGCGGC